CATAGAAACATCTTTTCAGATTGCTCACCGTTAAGTGCCGTTATTTCAATGGTTTGAGCAGTAGTAAGATGTGGTTAAAAGGGTAGAAATATAGGTAAGTCATATATTATTCCTATATTATTTCTACATCGACATTCCTACACAGAATACACCCTATTTTATTTTTTCGATTTCTTCCTTCAGCCAGTCGAATTCTCGCTGGGTATAGACCTTTTCGGTGATGTCGGATATCTTGTGACCGACCATGTATTTGATTGCATATTCGTCAATACCGGCTTTCTTTGCGGCCGTGACAAAGTGCTTTCTTCCGTCGTGAGGACGATGCTCCGGGTTAAGATTAAGCTCGTCACGGATCATCTCAAAGCCGGCCTTATAGCGTTGATAGCTCATCATCACAGTCTTGCCGCTGCGCTTGTCTTTGCAGTTGAAGAGATATGGGCTGCCGATTTCTTTGGCTTTATTGTAATGTCGCTCCACGAGGTAACGAATTTTTGAGTGGATAGGTACGACGCGGTCTTCACCAGCTTCGGTCTTGATGCCGCCTTTGAAAGTGCCATTCTCAAGGTCTACATTGGCAAGCTCAATTAGGCCGAGCTCTTGTGGACGCCATCCAGAATAACACTGAATGAGTATCACATCAACGAAATTCTTATCGTCGACATGCTCCCAGAGATTTGATATTTCTTCGTCCGTAAAAGGTATATGCTCTTTCTTGACTTTCTGGATCTCTTTGATCGTTTCGTCAGTCAGCTTGAATGTGCGCGAGTAGTTTCTGTCGACGATCTCATATTCCAGAGCATAGTCGAGCATCAGGTTGAACAAGGACTTGATTTTGTTCTTCATGGATGCGCTGGCGTGTTGCTCTTTCCCTCTGACAGTGGCAACACCCTCGTCCATGCAGCCTTTCACATGGCGGGCACGGACATCCATCACTCGCATATCGTAGACAGCCGAGCAATACTTCCAAGCTGAAGTAACGGCTCGTGAACTGCCATCCGATTTGAGCGTCTTGAAATACTCTTCCGACCACTTGTCGTAAAGCTCTTTGACAGTGATCGCGGCGCCGAGGTCATAAGGATTCTTATTGTATTCCACGAGCGCTGCATATGCGTCATTATAAGTTGCAAAATATGAGTCAGGCTTGAGCGGTTTGCAAATGGGCTTACCGTCCTGAGTCTTTCCAACCGTAACCATCGCCCGAAATGGATTCCGAAGGTTGCGGTTTTTTATTTCGCTGATTTGGCCAAACCCGTTCGGGAGGCGTCTTCGTTTATTGTTTTTGGCTCTCGGTTTTCGCTTTACTGACGGTTTCATTGGATAGCCGCAATGAGGGCAAGCCGGAGCCTTGTCGCTTACCTGCAATTCGCATTCAGGGCATTTTACAAGCATTAGTTGCACCTCCATAGTTGATTTGTCCTTTGTAATCATATATTATGGTGTAGGAGTTGTCAAGATATTCCTACACTTTATTTTTTGATGGAGCGATGTATATGATTACAAATGATGTATCAACCTGCCCCAAATGCGGCGGCGATTTGAAATACTATGACCGTGTTACTCGGATTGTACGGACGAAAGGAAGAAAGACCTGGAAGATCCCCATGCGGAGGCTTCAATGCACTCGCTGCGGTTCTGTACATAGAGAGCTTCCCGAACTGATATTTCCGTACAAACAGTACGAGGCTGAAGTTATCATTGGTGTTTTGGAGGGCTTCATCACCTGCGAAACCATCGGCTTTGAGGACTATCCCTGCGAAATGACGATGGTCCGATGGCAAGCTCAGGACTGGACCACCGAGGTTGTTTTAACAAAGCGCAGTTGCTAACTTAGAATAGCCGTTGAAAGGAGGTAAACGCCAATGAACGAGCAAGAGTTCCCTCAGGGGTCTGTCCCCGTGGCTGTTGCGGCCCGTGTGTATGGCAAAGATGCTTCATGGGTTCGTGCCGGCATCGTCTCAGGGTGGCTCCCGATTGGCAAAGCCACTCGCAGCGGAAAATTAGTCACCACTATCGAGGAGATGGATTCACGCTATGGCCGTATCAACTTTTACATCTCCCCAAAGCGTCTCTACGAGGAGACAGGATTTTTGTGGAAAGGAGAACGACAATAATGGCAACGGAAATTCGTCCGGAGCTGTCTGAGAAAAATCCATACTGGATCGGCAAGCACCGGTATTATGAGCTAAAGCATTTCTGCCTCCAGTATCCGATCTGGAAGAAAGCCTATAATGCTCTGCTTGGCCTGAGCAGCCGTCCGAACGACCTTGATATTTTTGTCAAGAGTGGCCAAGTACGGAGTGATCCAACTGCAAGGTGTGCGGAATCTCGCGTATCCTTTGCCAAACGGATGGAACTGGTCGAGCAAGCTGCCATTGGTACGGACGGTGACCTCTATCCTTATATTTTGCGAGGGGTCACAGAGGGTCTGTCCTACAATGCCTTGAAAATGCAGTATGCCATCCCATGTTGCCGCGAGGTCTACTACAACTTGTATCGACGATTCTTCTGGCTGCTGAGTAAGGAGCGTGATTGAGATGCGGATTGTGAATGTGGCGGTAAGACAATGCTACCGCTTCAACTGCCCGAATTGCGGGAGCAAGCTGGAAGCTGACAGTGACGAGCTGGTCGATGTCGGCGGAAAGACCAGTCGGTTCTGGTGTCCTGTCTGCCGAGAGGAAAGATACATCCCATGGTCTTCTCTGAGAAAACGGACGGTCTACGAGGACAGTTCCGCAGATTAAGCAAACCCCTTTATGGAAAGGATTGAGCCGCTTACAACGGCTCTTTCTTTTTTTATATTTTCCGGCACGCGGGTAACCGGATCAGATGCTAAATTGGTATCTGGAAAATTGCCCGGGGTAAAAATCTGAAAAATCATTTTGGAGGTATGATATGGAACTCATCATTGGCATTGTTGTCGGCATTATCATCGGGCTTGTAGTCGGAACGCTTATATTTCGGCGAAGGTACATTCCCGTCGGCGATCTTCGGATCGACCGTTCTGACCCGACGAGCGAACCATTTCTGTTTCTCGAATTAGGCACAGATGTGCGAACTATTTCTGGTATGAAAACCGTCACACTCAGCGTTCGCAACGAGAATTTCCTCCCGCACGAATAACACCCCCTATTATGGAGCCAACTTATTGAAAGGAGAAATGCAATATGGCAGAAATCAAGAAATTGCTGGATGATGCAATCGAAACCGAGATCAAAAATCTCAACTCGGCATCTGACAAAGACGAGAAATCGGAGGTCATCAAGAACCTTGCAGCACTGCACAAGCTCCGTATCGAAGAGATCAAAACGGAAACTGAAATCGAGGAAAAGTCGGAGCGTCGGGCCATGGATAAAGCAGCCCATGACGAAGACGCGACACTGAAAGCGTTTCAGCTTGACGAGAATACGCTCGATCGGTACGCGAAGATCGGCATTGCTGCGGCGGAACTTGTATTGCCGCTGATGTTCTACGGCGTTTGGATGAGCAGAGGTCTGAGATTCGAGGAAACGGGGACATTTACATCCCAGACATTCAAGAATCTGTTCAATCGCTTCAAGCCTACTCGAAAGAGTTGAGCCAACAGCGTTGAGAGTCGTGTAAAAAACACGCTCTCTTCGCTTTTTTCGTAGATTTTGCAGGGCGCTTTATGGAAAGGAGATACCGAAGAGCTCTTTATATCTCTCGACTTAATACCGGGGGTACTGTATAATAGCAGCTACTTCCAGATTAACAGGAGGTAATGAAAGTGCGCAGAAAAGGTAGAAAGGTTATTAAACCGGCAGGTAGTGAATTGATGGACTATCTGAATAAGGGATACGCCATCTGCAACAAGTGCGGAGCGGTGATGGATCGGAAAGAAGATCCTGAAGGCGGATGCGATATTTATGCCTGCCCGTCCTGTGGATGGGAAATTGAGGAATTGGATTATGAGTACGAGAGCGCAGACGAAATGGAACTCGGGCTCGATGAAAGAGGCGACGAGTATCTGATCTTCAGGGATGACATGCCGCCCGCAGGTTGTAAAGCTTGCGGCGGTCCCTACCCTTACTGCAAAGCGTCATGCAAAATGTTTGACGATTAAAGCATTATCAACGGAGGAGGGTCCTGTAACAGGGGCTTTCCTCTTTTTGTTTTGGAGATGGAGATGCGATACCACTATGAAAAGCCTACAATTTATCTTTCAATGTACGGAAAGCGTTATATTTGCGACCATCCGGTCTACGATAGCTGCACACTGTTTGAAATCGGAGATAAAGGCCTTGCCGTGATCCAACAGCGGTATGATGCCAAAACCAAGTCCACATTCTGGACAGAGGTGGATGCATGGCTGACCGATGCCCTTTATGTTCACCCGAAATTCAAGGAATTCTTTGATGAACGGGCCGGAACTTGTACGGACGGACTCTGGCCAACTGTAACGATTCGGCAAATCATGTGGGCGCTGAAAATGAAGCCTTTGCAAAAGCAGCGTTGGGAAACGGTCTTCGACCGCCGTGATATTTAGCGCCAATCCAGCAGTCCCTATTATGGATACCAATACCTATGAAAGGGGTTAGGAGTATGGATGAGATGAAGATTCAATCGAAATTCATGACAGGACTTGTATCGAGGATCGTAAAGAAGGTACTTCGGACAAAATTGGGCTGTGAAGTAGATATTCAGCTCAATGAGTTCCGGACGACAGTCATTGACGATAAGACTCATGTCCATCTGGATTTGGATGCGGACCTTACGAAAGAAGAACTTAACAAACTATTGAAGACTATTGGAATCTGAGAAATTGAGCCGTTTTATGCGGCTCTTTTCTTTTTCCGCAGATTTTGCAACTCATATTATGGAGAAACAGTTAGCTCAGTGGTAGAGCGCTTCACAAAACCAGTGAAGAGGTGATCGGTTCGAGTCCGATACTGCTTCTTTACTTTTTATTTTTGACGAAAGGAGAAAGCATGAACATCGAGCAATTTGAACTGATCTTGTGCGACATGTACACCATGGATGCATGGTCGCCTCCGCTTCTCTGGAAGTGGAAAAAAGAGTTCAAGGAGGCAAGCACAAAGCAGTGGGCGATCAGAGAGCTTGAGAACTACATTCGCAAGCGGCTCCATCATCGCTCCGATGGATCGGTCGACGAATTTATCAGATTCACAAACGAGTTCGCCATGAAGATGGCTCGCTATTCAAATCACTCAGGAGAGAACCAAGAGATGCACGAGATCTTTCAAACTGCCAGTTCGGTCGCTGCTGATATTTTAGATCTCTTAAATGCAATGAAATGAAAGGAGAATTCAGATGAAACTCGACCCTAAGATCGGGAGGAGCTTGAAGAAAGCATCTCCAACCATTCTGACATGCATTGGAGCCGCTGGCGTTGTGGCAACCGCGGTTCTGGCTGTCAAGGCGACTCCGAAAGCGGATAGTCTTATCAAGGCTGACAGCAGGCGAAATCACGATGGCGACCCTTATGCTGCAACGAAGCTCGAAGCCGTCAAATCATGCTGGAAATGCTACATACCGGCTGCGGCCACTGGCGTCGCTACGATTATCTGCATCTTTGGGGCGAATACCCTCAATAAGAAGCAGCAGGCGTCTCTTGCCAGTGCCTATGCGCTCGTAAACCGATCCTATTCTGACTATAAGCATAAATTGAAGGAACTGTATGGAGAAGATGCTCACAAGAAGATCATGGAGTCCATCGCCGCAGAGAAAAGCAGTATGCCGCCTATTACGGCTACCGGAGGCTTCTCCAATTCATCTTTGGAGTTTGAAGATGCCAATGAGGAGCAGCGACTCTTCTACGACAGCTTCTCCAAAAGATATTTTCAGGCGACAATCAGCCAAGTCCTGCAAGCAGAGTATCACATCAACAGGAATATGGTTCTCGGCGCGTTCGTAACTCTGAACGATTTCTACGACTTCCTTGGAATAAGCCATGTCGAAGGCGGAGATGTTGTTGGCTGGTTGCTGTCTGATAGCATGTACTGGATCGACTTCGATAACTCGAAGGCTATGGTTGATGATGGACTGAACGGAGAGATTCCGTGTTATGTCGTCGATGCTGAGTTCGGCCCTCAACCAGAATCTGCGTGGGATTATTGATTTCCCGCAAAAACTACATCGCCTATTATGGAAAGGAGGTCATGCTTTATGAACCAGAGAAATATCTTTAAGCTGCTGTCCCTTGCGGGAGTCGTCCTTGGCGGGATCGGAACATTGTTATCCGGCTGGGCCGACAACAAGGAGCAGGAAGCAATTATCGAGGAGAAGGTCAACGAAGCACTTGCTGCCAGAAACGAAGAGGAAGAGTCCTAAACAGGGCTCTTCTCTTTTTTCGAGGTGAACTCATGACAAATGATATGGCCGTGCAAGCACTTCTCGACTATCTCAGAGAATCGGACGAGCCCGAGATTTTTTGGCCACGCCATCACTTTGAAGAGTCTTGCTTTTCGAGATGGGCGGCATGGGAGATGATTGAGGCAATTTTAGACCATCCATTCGATGATCCGGAAGATGTGATCGAGGAGTTCACCATGAAAATGGTGATTTTCTCATCTATCGCCGATGGTACGGATGAAGGACTGATATTTTCGATTGCCGCTGATTTCGCCGATGAATGCTTGACACTATTTAGAGAGGAGAACTCAAATGACAAAACAAACCATCATCGAGGCGTTGAAAAGCGCCCAGAAGTCAATGAAAAAGCACAGCCCTGAGATCCTCACCGGCATCGGAATTGCCGGGATGATCGCCACCACTGTATCCGCCGTTCGAGCAACGCCCAAGGCTTTGCAGCTCATCGACGCCAGAGAAATCAAGGAAAACCGGCGTCTGAGTAACAAGGAGATCATTGCCACCACATGGAAGTGCTATGTTCCGGCTGCTGTTACAGGCGTGCTATCCACAGCCTGCCTTGTAGGTGCCAGCTCTGCAAATCTTCGCCGCAACACTGCTCTTGCAACGGCTTATTCCATCTCCGAAACGGCTCTCAAGGAGTACAAAGAGAAGGCTGTTGAGGTAGTCGGCGAGAAAAAAGAGCAGGCGATCCGTGATGCAGTTGCCAAGGAGACGCTTACGAAGCACCCTCTTGGCGAACGCGAGGTCATCATTACCGGAGGTGGTGATATTCTCTGCTTCGACCCCCTTACAAACCGATATTTCAAGTCCGATCGCGACCGCCTGATGCGTGCTATGAATGAACTGAACAAACGAATGCGCGACGAGATGCGTGTTTCGCTGAATGATTTCTACGATGAGATCGGTCTGAGCGAGGCTGAGGTCGGAGAGCATCTCGGGTGGGACATCGACAACGGAAAAGGCTACATAGACCTCGATTTCAGCACACAGTTGGCTGATGATGGAACACCTTGCCTTGTCGTCGGTCACAACCACCCGCCTATTTACCTTTGGTAAGCGCAGATTTTGCATCTCCTATTATGGAGAACCAAACAACAAAAATTACTTTTGAAAAGGAGAATTTTACTATGGAAGACAAGAGAATGAACGAGATCGAGGAAATCGAAGCTACGGAAGTCGACGAGACTCAGGACAGCTCTAATGCTGGTGCCCTGCTCGCCGGTGTCATCGGAGGTTTCATTGCTTACGCCGTAATTGGCGGAGCGAAGAAGCTGCGGGTGATCATCGAAGAGAAGGTCGCTGCGAAGAAGCTGGCGGAAGCCGCTAAGACCGACAAGGCCGAAATCGACTCGGCAGACGAGGATTCCGAGGAAAACTAAGAAAAGTAAATTGCGGAGTTCTACAAGGGAGAGTGCCAATAACAGGGCGCTTTCCCTTTTTTCTTTTTATCAAATTTTGGAGGTGCACTAATGCCTGAATATCCTGATAACTCGCATAGCGCGAGAGAAAACACAAGTCCTCCCTCCAAACGGGTGGAGAAAGTCGTCAACGGCACAGCAAAGACCCGAAAGCAGAGCGAGGTCAAGAAATTTGCCGGAATATTCATGCCTGATGAAGTTGGCGATGTTAAAACCTTCATCATCACGGATGTCGTTATCCCCGGTTTGAAGAACGCCATCGCCGATGTTGTCAGCATCGTTCTCTTTGGTGAAGCCGGTCGCATCGGCGGCAGGAAGAACGCCGGATCAAAGGTATCGTATCAGCGATACTACGATGACCCTCGCCGAGATGATCGCCGGAACTACAATCAGCGGCCAAGACCTGTTGCGGGGTTTGAGTTCGACGATATTATCTTCGACAACCGTGGAGATGCAGACCTCGTCCTCGACCAGTTGGAATCCGCTATTGCCAACTATGGCATGGCCAGCGTGCTGGATCTCTATGACCTTGCCGGACTTACTTGCCAGAATTACATGGCTGATAAGTACGGCTGGACTGATATTCAGAGTGCCAGAGTTGCCCGAACGAGGGACGGCTACATCTTGCAGCTTCCCAGAGCAATCCAAATCACCTAAAAAGAGGTGCAGTCATGTACGGATATTGTGTCTCAAGCGGGTACAGAGGCTTCGTCGACGGAACATGGATGCTGTTCCCGACTGAGTCCGAGTATTACGAATACATGAAAGAGCTCGAAAACTGAGCTGAAAACTACAATTAAGAAAGGATTTATTACCATGAAAGCTAATGAAATCATGACTTCCGCAAAGCGTACCTTCTCCAAGGTCGGCTTTGGGCTCCAGAAGAAGAGCCCCGAAATTCTTGTCGGTGTCGGCATCGTCGGTGCTGTTGCAAGTGCCGTTCTGGCCTGCAAGGCTACCACCAAGGCAGGTGCCATCGTCGAGGAGTCTAAGAACTCTCTCGCTGATATTCGTGAGGCCAAGGAAAACGGTATCACCAAGGCTGGTGAGTCCTACTCTGAAGAGGATCACAAGAAAGATATCGCCATCGCCTATGTTCAGACTGGCGTGAAGTTCGCAAAGCTGTATGCCCCTGCGGTCATGCTCGGTGCAGCTTCTATCGCCAGCATTCTCGCAAGCCACAACATCATGAAGAAGCGCAATGTCGCTCTGGCGGCTGCTTACGCTGCTGTTGATAAGTCCTTCAAGGATTATCGTGACCGCGTAATCGAGCGTTTCGGCGAGCAGGTTGAAAAAGAGCTGCGCTACAACATCAAGGCGCAAGAGATCGAAGAGACCGTCACGGACGACAAGGGCAAGGAAAAGAAGGTCAAGCAGAATGTGAATGTCGCAGACGAGAACTGGAATGGCTCTGACTACGGCCCTTACGCAAAGGTGTTTGATGATACTCACTCCGATTGGAAGCAGGACCCTGAAATGAACCTCTTCTATCTGCGTGCTCGTCAGGCTCAGGCGAATGATATGCTCAAGTCCCAGGGTCACCTCTTCCTGAACGAAGTTTACGATATGCTCGGTTTCAAGCGCACCAAAGCCGGCGCTGTTGTCGGTTGGATCTATGACGACAAGAAGCCTTACGGCGACAACTTTGTTGATTTCGGTATGACCGAGATTCGTCGTCACGATGCTGATTCGGACGAATACAAGCGCGCGTTCATTCTGGACTTCAATGTTGTCGGCGACATTACTTCCAAGATCGTCGACCACCAGAATGACTATCTTGCATGAGGACAAGCCGATGAAAAAATTGCTTATCTGCCTTCTTATCTTCGTCGGGGCGATTTTTATATCCTGTAACTTCGTGATAAATGCAACGACGACCAAAACGGTTCCGGAACAGCCTATGATTCAGACGGAACCTCTCTCTCTGATCGTCGAGACGCCTGCTCCATCCACTGATATTTTACCAGAGGAAGAGCCTGCACCCACTCCCGAACAAGAGCCTTTGGCTACGAGGGAGGAGATCGAGCTTCTTGCTCTCTGCACTATGGCAGAAGCCGAGGGCGAATGCGAGCAAGGCCGGCGACTTGTCATTGACAGCGTTCTCAATCGTGTGGACAATCCGCATTTCCCGGACACGATCTCTGAGGTCATCTGGCAGAAAAACCAGTATGCAGGTATGTACGGCGACCGTATTACCCGCTGCTATGTTATGGACGAGCTGGTAAAGCTCGTTGAAGAAGAACTGGAAAATCGTACTGACTACGATGTCGTGTTCTTCAATGCGGGCCATTATAGCGACTATGGAGTTCCTATGTTCCAGGTCGGTAACCATTACTTCTCAAGCTATGATTAAAAGGAGGAACAATTATGAAGAAGATCATGCTTTCCCTGCTCTCTTATACCCTGGCGACTATGTCCGGCCTCTGCCTGGTGGGCGGAGCAGCAGTCCTCAGCTACAAGGAGTGACTGGCATGGAGGGGATTGCGAATTTCATTTCCATGCTCGACTATGTTCTTGACACAAAGCGCAAGCGTCACATCACCGGCGGATTGCTGTTGAGTGGCGCTTTACTCTTTGGCGGTCTGGCTATGACCGTCATGAGCATCCGAGACGATGAGGAGGACGAAGATGAGTAAAGTATCTACCGGCTTTGCCTTTGTGGCAGGCCTTACTATCGGCGCAGCAGGCGCCTGGTACTATCTGAAGGATAAGTACGCAAAACTCGCCGAGGAAGAGATTGCCTCGGTCAAAGCAGCATACGCCAAGCGCGAGAAACCGACAACGGAAGAAAAAACTGTCTCGGTTGTAAATGCTGCCAAGCACATGGATAAGGGTAGCATTACCGAGTACACTCAGCGTTTGCAGGAGGCTGGTTATAAGGACTACTCCAGAACGATTGACGAGAAGCCCTCAGGAACGCCCGGTGAAGTTCCGTATGTCATCTCTCCTGATGAATTCGGAGAACTTGAAGACTATACGAAAGTTAGCCTGACATACTTCGCTGATGGCATCTTGGCTGATGAGTGCGGTGAAATCGTTGATGATGTGGAGGAAATCATCGGCGATGGGCTTGACCACTTCGGCGAATACGAAGACGATTCGGTGTTCGTAAGGAGTGATGCAAAGCGCTGTGACTACGAGATTCTCAAGGATCTGCGTGATTTCAGCGACTTCAAGAAGAAAAACTTTCCTCCGAATAATGACGAGGAGGTCTGACCTTGACCAAAAACGAGCTTAATGATCCATATTTCGAGTGGATGTACCGGCTCGTGGTCGACGACCGATATTCTAATAAGTCCTACCGGCGACTGTTCTACAAGCTCCACGACACGGAGTTTGCATACACAATCCCGATGGACGGCAACCGGGCCGAGGATGGCATCGAGCTTAGGTATCGGTTCGGTCGCGAGCAAGGCTATCGTGATGCTGTAATTGCCAACTGCCTTGATATTCGGCCTTGCAGCATCCTTGAAATGATGATCGCCCTTGCCATTCGATGTGAAGAACACATCATGGAAGACCCTGATATTGGCAACCGCACCGGACAGTGGTTCTGGAGTATGCTTGTCAGTTTAGGCCTTGGTTCCATGAGCGATGTTCGGTTTGATCCTGTTCGGGTCGACGAGATTCTCGACCGTTTTATGGATCATGACTACGCACCTGATGGTAAGGGCGGTCTGTTCACAATCCGTAACCCTCGGTTTGATATGCGGTCTATGGAAATCTGGTATCAGATGAATTGCTATCTTAACGAGATCATCAGAGAAGGGAGTTTAACATGAATACGATCACGCATGATATTTTCGTGACGGTCATGCCGTCTAAGAATTTCTGCAAGCAGATGCAGCGGCAGGCTCGCAGCACGAAGATGTTCAAGTTGCTTGCGGTAGGGGCGATGGTCCTTGCCGCAGCAACCGAGGTTGAGCGCAGGAAGCTGGAGGAGCAGGTCTATCAGCTCTCTGTTCGAGTAAAGAAGTTGGAGCGCGGCGAAGGAGAGTAATCAATGTTAGACTTCTTGGTGATTGCAACGCGCAGTGGCAAGCGTGGTATCATCGAGATCTATCCCAAGTTTATCATCAAGAAAAGCAGCGACCTCATGATTAGAGGCGGCGATTTCTACGCTATCTGGATTGAGGAACGGGGATTGTGGTCGACTGATGAACAGGATGCGGTTGACCTGATCGACCGCGAACTGGACCGATACGCCGAGGAAAACTGTAAGCGTTTTGATGACAATTATCGAGTCATGCATATGTGGGACGCGGAAACCGGAATGATCGACACCTGGCATAAATACTGCCAGAAGCAGATGAAGGACCAGTTCCATATGCTCGACGAGAAACTGATATTTTCAAACAGCAAAACGGGGAAAAAAGACTATGCCAGCAAGATGCTGAATTATCCGCTTGAGCAGGGTGAGGCAAACTCTTATGACAAGCTCATGAGTGTTCTGTACTCTCCTGCCGAGCGGCACAAAATCGAATGGGCCATTGGTTCGGTAGTGTCCGGTGACTCCAAGAGGCTGCAAAAGTTCATGGTGCTTTACGGCGCCGCTGGTACTGGTAAGTCCACGGTGCTCAACATCATTCAGCAGCTCTTTGATGGTTATTACTCTGTATTCGATGCTAAGGCTCTCGGTTCTTCAAGCAATGCATTTGCGCTGGAGGCGTTCAAGACGAACCCGTTGGTTGCCATTCAACATGATGGTGACCTGTCCCGTATTGAGGATAATACGAGACTTAACAGCCTTGTTTCGCATGAGCTGATGACGGTCAACGAGAAGTTCAAATCAACTTACGCCAACCGTTTTAAGGCTTTCCTCTTTATGGGCACAAACAAACCGGTTCGTATTACGGACGCTAAATCCGGTCTGATTCGACGTTTGATTGATGTTTCCCCAACAGGAGATAAGGTCGAGCCGAACGAGTACAAGACCATCATGAAGCACATCCCGTTTGAACTTGGCCAGATTGCTTACCACTGTCAAGAGGTCTATCTGGAAGATCCCGCTTACTACGACGGTTATATTCCGATTGCTATGTTGGGGGCCTCCAATGACTTCTACAACTACATCGTTGATTCCTACTCTGTCTTCAAGCGTGAAGACGGAACGTCCCTCAAGGCTGCTTGGGAGATGTATAAGACCTATAATGAGGAAGCAAAGGTCTCGTACCCCCTCAGCCAACGAGCGTTCAAGGAAGAGTTGAAGAACTATTTCCATGACTACACAGAGCGCTTCAGTATGGAAGATGGCACTCGTGTTCGGAGCTATTACAGTGGCTTCAGAACTGAAAAATTTGAGGAGCAGACCATTATTGATAAGCCGGAGCCCACAACTCGGCTGATTCAGTTTGATGGAACAGTATCCGCATTCGACAAAGATTGTGCGGACTGTCCTGCTCAATATGCCACATCTAAAGAAACGCCCTCGCAGAAATGGGAAAAAGTCACGAAGACTCTTTCGCAGTTGGATACCTCTAAGCTCCACTATGTCAAGGTGCCTGAGAACCATATCGTCATCGACTTTGATATTCCTGACGAGAATGGCAATAAGTGCTTTGACCTGAACCTGGCAGAGGCGAGTAAGTGGCCTCCGACCTATGCCGAGGTCAGCAAGGGTGGTCAGGGTATCCATCTACATTATATTTACACCGGCGATCCGACAAGGCTGAGCCGTATCTATGACGACCATATTGAGGTGAAAGTCTTCACTGGAAAAAGCTCGCTGCGCCGGAAACTCACTAAGTTCAACAACCTACCTATTGCAACCATAAGCTCTGGGTTACCATTGAAAGGAGAAAGCAGCATGGTAAACAACAAGGTGGTTCAGAGCGAGAAAGGGCTTAGGGTTCAAATCAAGAGAAATCTCAACAAGGAGATCCACCCTGCAACTAAGCCCAGTATCGACTTTATCCACAAGATTCTGACGGATGCGTATGAAAGCGGCATGGTTTACGATGTTACCGATATGCGCAATGCCGTCCTGGCCTTTGCCGCCAACAGCACCAATCAGGCAGAGTATTGCATCAAGCTCGTTAACAAGATGCCGTTCAAATCTGCCGATGCCGCCCCTGCGGCCAAGAACGAAACCGCTGACCTCGTCTTTTATGATGTCGAGGTGTTTCCGAACCTTTTCCTCGTGAACTGGAAGTTTGCAGGAAGCGCACAACCTGTGGTTCGGATGATCAACCCGACCTCTGAAGACATCGAGGGCCTGATGAAGTTCCGACTCATCGGCTTCAACTGTCGGCGGTATGATAACCACATTCTTTATGCTCGCTTGATGGGCTATACCAATGAGCAGCTTTACAACCTGTCTCAGCGGATCATCGGCAGCGAAAAGAAATCCAAGAGCAACAACTGCTTCTTTGGCGAAGCCTATAATGTCTCTTACACTGATGTTTACGACTTCTGCTCGAAAAAACAGAGCTTGAAGAAGTGGGAGATTGAACTCGGCATCCACCATCAGGAGCTTGGCCTTCCGTGGGACCAGCCTGTTCCGGAGAGCATGTGGCAGAAGGTCGCCGAGTATTGTGACAATGATGTCATTGCTACGGAGGCAGTATTCAATGCCCGTAAGGCTGACTTCATAGCTCGTGAGATCCTGGCCGATGTGGCTGGAATGACCGTCAACGATACCACGAACACTTTGACCGCAAAGATCATCTTCGGTGGAAACAAGAAGCCGCAGGATCAGTTTAATTACCGCGACATGGGTGATGCCAGCCAGATTTGCAGCATGGACGATCTGCCGTTCAAGTTTGGGCCGGAAGAATACGACAACTATACGGCGTTCGACAAGAAGGATCGTCCGATCTTCCCTGGTTACAAGTTCGACAAAGGCAAGTCTACTTATCGCGGTGAAGAAGTTGGCGAGGGTGGCTATGTCTATGCCGAGCCTGGTATGTACGGAAATATCGCTCTGCTGGATATTGCTTCTATGCATCCCTCAAGCATCATCGCAGAAGATCTCTTCGGGCCGGTCTATACGAAGCGGTTTCGTGAGATCCGTGATGCTCGTGTCGCCATCAAGCATAAGGAGTTCGACAAGGCTCGCAAGATGCTGAACGGCGCTCTGGCAAAGTATCTGACGGACGAGAGTGCCGCCGATGCTCTGGCACAGGCGCTAAAAATCGCTATCAACTCCGTTTACGGTCTGACTTCGGCCAGCTTCGAGAATCCGTTCCATGACAACCGTAACAAAGATAATATCGTCGCCAAGCGCGGAGCCCTGTTTATGATCAACCTCAAGCACGAGGTTCAGAAACGGGGCTTTGTTGTTGCTCACATCAAGACGGACTCTATCAAGATTCCAGACGCTACGCCTGAGATCATTCAGTTCGTCATGGACTACGGTAAGATGTACGGTTATATTTTCGAGCACGAAGCGACTTATGATCGCATGTGCCTCGTCAACAACGCCGTTTATATTGCCAAGTACAAAGATGGTAAGCACGCCGGTGAGTGGACAGCCACGGGCACTCAGTTCCAGATCCCGTATGTCTTCAAGAAGCTCTTCTCGCATGAGGAGATCACCTTCGAGGATATGTGCGAGACGAAGTCTGTTACCTCTGCTATCTATATTGACAGAAGTCCTGATGAAGCCGCGGCCTATATCAACAACCCGGACATGGCAATACAGTCCGAGGATAACCTTGTACTTGATAATGGTCATACTTTGCAGTTCATCGGAAAGGTCGGACTGTTTACCCCGATTAAGTCCGGTTGTGGTGGAGGTTCACTCGTTCGTCAAAACACCGATAAGAACGGCAATGTCAAGTACGATTCCGTCGTCGGAACAAAAGACTATCTATGGATGGAATCTGAGATGGTCAAAATTCTCGGAAAGGAAGACTGCATTGACCGGAGATACTATGATGCTCTCGTTGATGCTGCGGCCACTGATATTTCCAAGTATGGTGATTTCGAGTGGTTCGTTTCCGAAGATCCGTATGTTTCTGACACACCGCCTTGGTTCGGTCCCGGCGAGCCCCACGAAGAAGACAGTACACCGTTTGATGTGAGGTAATTCTATGGAGAAAAGCTTCACCAAAGACGGCGTTCGTTGGTTTACTTGCAGGCGATGTGGATTGAGAAACTGCGAGAACATTTATCGGTGGAAAAAGAAGCCGCAGCCTATGAAAAACATCTGCACCCTCTGCATTGAAAAAGAGGAACTGGCACACAAAGAAGCTCGGGAACGAGTTCATTACAGTCCATTCCAATATCCATTTTAACAGTTGAGAGGAGTCTTAATCATGAGTCGTAAAGCTACTGACAACATCATCATCGAAAACGCCCGCATTATCTTCCGGAACTTTTCCGGTAAGGAGGACAAGTACAACCGTGCCGGCGATCGCAATTTCTGCGTTATCATCGAGGACCACAACGATGCTCAGCGTCTGATCGAAGACGGCTGGAATATCCGCGTGATGCCTCCCCGTGAGGAAGGTGACGAGCCTCGCCACTATCTCCAGGTCGCGGTGAGCTTCAAGAACTTCCCGCCCAAGGTCGTCATGGTCACCCGCCGCAAGCAGACGCCTCTCGATGAGGAGTCCATCGGCGCGCTCGACTTTGCCGAGATCAGCAATGTGGATCTTATCATCCGCCCCTATAACTGGATCATTCAGGAGGGCACCAAGAACGAGAAGAGCGGTGTGAAGGCCTACCTCAAGACGATGTATGTCACCATTGAGGAGGATGAGTTCGCCGAGAAGTATGCTGCGAGCGAGTATCCGCAGGAATAAGCATTGCGGGGACGCTGGTTAGGAGGTAGCCGGCGTCCCTTTAACTTTTTGAAAGGAGGACCCCATGCCTTTCTGGAAACCTAAGAAAAAGAAGAAAGCGGTTTATAAGGTGAAACCGGCTAAGTCGCTCCCAAAGTATGAGCCAAAGCCGTTCATTCCGCCTGAGATACCGAAAATTGATATTTCAGCAAATCAGCAGAAAGAGCCACAAAAGCCAGCTCCGAAAAAAGCTTCCTCGCCAAGGGCTGACGACAAGAAGTATTTCATCGAGACATTCAACAAGCTCGTGTCCGAGCGAAATCGACCGTGGGACATTTGGAAGGACTTCGTTCTGATGACGGCCTGCGCATTCTCCAATGCTGTTGATAAGACACATTATGATGAGCGAGAAGACCGTTATCTGAAAGCCATCGCCAAGTACCGCAAAGAAGAGCAGGCGTTATTCCCGGAGCTTCTTGCCGAAATGACGGTCGCGTTGGAGAAAAATCCGGACCAGGACTTTCTTGGTGAAGTCTATATGCGGATGAGGCTCGGAAGCGACGAACTTAAGCAGATATTTACTCCTTATAATGTTTGTCACTTCATGGCGCTTGCGACAATGGGTAATATTGCGGAACAGGTCGAAAAAAGCGGCTTTATCACCGTTCACGATGATTGCTGCGGAGGTGGTGCAACTTTGATAGCTGCTGCCAATGTAGCACGGAACGACCTTGAAAAGGCCGGCTTGAACTTTCAGAACCATATTCTCTTCTCGGCTCAGGACATCGAGGAGACAGTCGCGCTCATGTGCTATGTTCAGTTATCGCTCCTCGGCGTCGCCGGATTCGTCAAGGTCGGTAATTCTCTTACCGATCCAATCAGAAATGGTGACTCTTTGGAGAACTACTGGTTTACGCCCATGTACTTTAGCGATGTTTGGCATACTCGTCGAGTCATCAGCCAAATGATGGATATTTTGCGAGAGGAGCGTGAAAGCGATGACCATTAAAGATTTTGACACGAAAAAAGTCATTCTTGAAGACCAATACAAAAGCGATGAGTACGAGACGATGACTCTCTACTTTATCGCGCCAAAAGAATGGCTCGAAGGCCTCTATCCTGATGCTGTTCACACCGAAATCAGTGTTGAGTATCCGCTGAATTGCCCCGAAGCTTATGCGGCAACCGTAATGGTATCTCCGACAAGAGATCTTGGAGAGGATGGATATGAGGACTATGACTGGAGTGACCTTGAGCTGTCTCTTTCAGATATTGAAGCGTTAATCGGGATGGCTAAGTCATGAGTATCAGTCTGTACGATCATCAGCGCAGCGCCCTTGAAAAAATGAAGAACGGTTGCATTCTATGCGGCGGGGTCGGTTCCGGTAAATCCAGAACTGCTCTCGCCTATTACTATCTTCAGCAGGGCGGAAACCTCGATATTCCTGATGCGCCGATGAAAAATCCGCTTGATATTTACATCATCACCACGGCACGCAAGCGCGATACCTGTGAATGGGAGAACGAGTTGGCTCCATTCCTGCTCTCCACCCATGAGGACTGCAATTACTACAAGAACAAGGTCGTCATCGACTCGTGGAACAACATCGGCAAGTACAAAGATGTAAAAAACAGTTTCTTTATATTTGACGAGCAGCGTGTCGTCGGTTACGGGGCTTGGACAAAAGCATTCCTGAAAATCGCTAAGGTGAATAAATGGATTTTGCTCTCAGCTACCCCCGGGGATACCTGGCAGGATTATATCCCCGTCTTCATCGCAAATGGGTTCTACCGGAACAAGACCGATTTCATCGACCAGCATGTGGTTTATGACTGGAGGTCGAAATATCCAAAGGTTGACCGATACCTCAACACCGGACGGCTGATCCGTCTGCGCAATCGCATTCTCGTGACGATGGAGTTCGAGCGGCACACCACATCGCATCATCAGGATGTTCCTGTTTCCTACAACATTCCGCTCTACAAAGATATTTCTCGAAACCGCTGGAACCCTTGGGAAGACCGTCCTATTGAAACGGCTTCTGAGCTTTGTATGAACTGGCGCCGCGTGGTAAATTCGGACGAGTCCCGAAGCGTGGCCGTGCTGGAGATTATGGAAGATCACCCTAAAGTCATCATCTTCTACAATTTCGACTACGAGCTTGATATTCTCAAAAATCTTGGTTACCCCGATGGGACTGAAGTCGCTGAATGGAACGGTCACAAGCATCAAGAGATTCCGACCGGCGACAAATGGGTCTATCTCGTGCAGTACACGGCCGGCTGTGAGGGCTGGAACTGCATTACCACTGATACGATCATCTTCTACTCGCAGAACTATTCCTATAAGGTCATGGTTCAGGCTTCCGGACGAATCGACCGTCTGACGACGCCATTCAGTGACCTTTATTACTTCCATCTAAAGAGCTTTTCCGGCATTGATCTGGCGATCAGCAAGGCGCTCAAGGAGAAGAAGAACTTCAACGAAGGTCGCTTTGTTGGGTGGTCTACTGCGCCGATGCCGAAAGCTGCATGACATGAAAAGGAGAAATCATGGATAACGCAAAAATTATTGCTGTCGACTTCGATGGCACTTTGGTTGAAAACAAATGGCCTGAGATCGGTGCGCCGATTGAAAAAAACATCGCCAAGGTTAAGGCCGAACAGGAAGCTGGCGCCAAAATCATTCTTTGGACGAACCGCGTCGGAGAACCTTTGGAAAAAGCGCTTGCATTTTGTGAGGCGCATGGCATCCATCTTGATGCCGTCAATAAGAATCTTCCCGAAATCATCAAAGCATTTGGGACTGACTGCCGGAAGATCTTCGCCAATGAATATTGGGATGATCGCGCAGTGCCTATGTCCGAGAAGGATATTGGAGAATTCTCCGACGGGTTCCATACCTTCAATTCCCTCTATCATCAGCGGCTCATCCTCTTCGCGGCCCTGGTGAACACTTTCCCGACACTTGCTTGGAAATCCCACAAGCATTCGGATGGCGAGGCTCCCTTTGGAGGAGGCTGGTTCATCGTTGGCGTCAACACGCCAAAAGGGCCCTATACCTATCATTACGAGGACAAGGACTGGGACCTGTTCCACTGCAAAGAGGTGGCCACTGCCCCTGAGTGGGATGGCCATACCGATAAGGATGTCGAGCGGGTACTGTCCCTTTCCGATGACGAGAGTGATTGGGCGGCTCGTGAAGTTGCTCTTGCTTCTCAGAAAGAACGCGAAAGTGCCGAAGATAAAGACGACTGGGATTACGGTGTTGCGTGCTATGAGAGTGCCCTCAGAGCGTATCGGTCTTTGGAACGCGACGGCCACTCCGGTATGAGCATTCAGATCACCAAGAGCATCCTGAACCGCCTCATCGACGGCAAATGCCTTACCCCCATTGAGGACGATCCTGATATTTGGACTAAGGTCGAGTTTGGTGAGAACGATCCCATCAAGCACTTCCAGTGCAAGCGCATGAGCAGCCTGTTTAAGGATGTCGCCGAGGACGGTACGGTCACTTACTCGGATGTCAACCGTGTTCAGCTCATCAACAAAGAAAGCCCTGATATTCCGTTCAGAAACGGCTTCGGTACTCGCCTTATCGACAAGATGTATCCAATCACGCTTCCGTACTTCCCGGCGGACAAGAAGTTCAAGATCATCGTCGAAGAGTTTCTGACCGATGAGAAAAATGGCGACTTCGATACCGTCGGCTATCTCCAGCTTATTCTTCCCAATGGCGAGGTCGTTGATCTGAATGGATATTTCAAAGATGGTCCGGACGGCATGGTTCGCATCGAGCAGGCTGAGTACGAAGAGAGAAAAGCTAACCGGATCGACAAGAAGTAACCACTGATATTTGAAAGGAGAAAAATATGATCCCCATTGATACAATAGTCAGCATTAAATCCGGTGACGAGTACGGTGGTAAATACACCGGGAAACTCGGCATCATTAAAAAGTTTACAGATGATCGGGTCGGAGTGGAGTTTGCCGGCCTTAAAAACCACGCAAGCAAATACGGCCTCTTCTGGTTCAAGAAAGAGAATGTGACACCTTCACTCTTTGATGTGCCGAAGCGCAACGATGCAATCATTCCGGCGGCTCTTGCTAAGGCTTTCCTCAACTTCACTTTCGGAGCCCCCAGGGCATCGCTCGGCGTAAAGCAGGTCATTTTCAGTGGTCCTAAAACGATCGTGTTCTGGCTCGACGGAACCAAGACTATCGTTTCTTGTGGCGAGGGTGACCACAATGATCCCTATGCCGGGTTCTGTGCTGCTGTTACGAAGCGAGTCTTTGGCTCTACTTCTCAGGCAAAGAAGGTCTTGGCACGGACGAGGAAGGAGACTTCCAAATGAGCACCATTTATATCGGCGAACGGCAAAGCGGCAAAACAACTATGCTCATCGAAATGTCTGAAAAGACCGGTGCCACCATCGTTGTGGCTACCTATCCGATGGCCAAGTACATTCAGTTGCTCGCTGCTCAGATGGGTAAGAAAATTCCTGTTCCCATCACGGTGACGAACTACATCCGTCTTCTCGCAAGTGGCGGCCTTGGTAAGAGCGAGAAGTATCTCATAGACGAGCTTCAGATGATGCTCTCTGCTATGAATGTCGAAGCTGCTACGGTTGACTGCGACTGCATTGAGGTTCTTCGCGGCCAACAGAAAGAAGGTTTGTAATGACTGGGCTTAAAATGGTTGAGTTCCAAACACGCCTTTGTGAAGTCAAAGGTGAACTCGGATATTTTCATCTTTGGGAGCAGTGGAGTAATGTTGTTGACGCCAGTCTGCTTCGTGGTGGACACCCTGCTGGTCAGATTGGGCAGGTTTATGGCATTGTCGAATTCAAAGATGGCGTGCGTCGTGTCGACCCTGTTTCCATCAAGTTCTGCGATGAGGAGAACGCCGCTCTCTGTGCACTTGTAAAGCACAATGAGGCGTTAAGGAAAGGAGAAGTAAATGCTGAAAATTGAAAATGTCGAAGTTCTTGGCTGGGAGCACGCCATTCGAGGCATGAGGAACCCTAAGAACTCTTGGGCGAAAAGCGATAGTGGCCCAGAATGTCCTTATGGGAAAGAAAAATGTTGCGGAGAATGCCAGCAAAATTTCTGCATTGGCCCTAACGATAAGCAACTCATGATGACCCTTCGCAACGCTGGTACGGATCATCGCAAGTTCATGCGGATGATTACCGTCTATCTCGACATCACCGCCCCGCTGTACTGGTGGAAAGAGTTCGACACCTATAAGGTCGGTACGGTCGCCAACTCCTGCTCTACGATGCACAAAATCGCAGCAAAGGAGTTTACACTGGATGACTTCAGTCACGAGCATCTGGTTGATGACCTCGATGTCCGTATTGAAATCGGAGGAACCGATCACAGAGATACGGGGCCCATGGAAGTCCTTGGCATGACGATTGATGTGCTAAATCACTATCGCGAAAAATATCTTGCAGCGACGAAGACTGAGGAATACACCGGCCTCCCCGCCAAGGATATTTGGTGGCAGATGATCCAGCTTCTCCCCAGTTCCTACAACCAGAAGCGGACGGTCATGCTGAACTATGAGGTTCTGGCCAATATCTACAAATCCCGTCGGCATCACAAGCTCGATGAATGGCATACACTTTGTGACCGGATTGAAAGTCTGCCTTATTCTGCGTTGATTACTGGCACTGCCGTTTGACACCACTCCGGCTATTATGATACAATCATAAAAAAAGAAATCATGCGCAAAAAGTACATCGCCTATTATGGAAGGAGGTTGTTAGGCTATGGCTGAACGCAACGATTCTCACCTTCTGGATGGTGGTGATTCTGTGGGTATGACAGATAACCAGTACAAGGGTATGCTGCTTGACCAGTTAGAAGACTGGCAGGAAATCCTTGACCTGGCAATCGCAGCCGGGAACACCGAGATTCAGAAAAAGGCTGAGAAGCAAATCGCGAAGATCAACGAAAAGCTGAAATTCTAATCTCTACCCAGAGGGAAGGGCTTGTGGAAACACAGGCTCTTCTCTTTTTATATTTTTCAGGAGTGTGAATACTATGACACCTAATGAGTACCAGAAAGAAGCACTTCGGACCGCATCCGGAATGTCTAAGGAATACCCTCGTATTCTCAACGGCCTGATGGGTCTGAACGGCGAAGCCGGAGAGTGCATTGATATTCTCAAAAAGCATCTTTACCAGGGCCACGCTTTCGATAGCGAACACATGGCAAAAGAACTTGGCGATGTCGCATGGTATCTGGCCATCAGCGCAGAAGCTATCGGATATGATCTGGAGACGATCTTCCAGATGAACATTGATAAGCTCCGCGCCCGCTATCCCGATGGTTTTGATGCCGAACACAGTCTGCATCGCAGAGTGAATGATATTTGAAAGGAGCTTGTGAAAATGGATGAGAAAAAAATCCACTCAATCATTGATGAAGCAATGGCGGCTCGTGACCGCTCTGTGTCCATTTATATTTCGCCTGATGGCGGTGTTTCTGTTTCGGTCTTCCCGTGGCCGGACGAGGAGACACTCCGCAACATGAGAGCCAGCGGTCTGATTTCTCACAATGACTACCGGACACGACTTGGCCTGTCGCCTATGAAAGACTAAGGAGGAGCACGATGAACGAAAAAGTTCTGAGACATAAGGAAATCTGCGATGGGCTGAACGAGCTCTACGCACGCAAAAACCATGACTATGGCGACAGCTTCCATACCACTTTCGTCGAGGAAGGTCTCGCTATGGCCCGTATCCGTTTGGGGGATAAGTTCTCCCGCTTCAAGACCCTGTCCCGCCTTTCCTGCAATGACCGCGACCAGCAGCAAGTTACGGATGAGTCCATTCGTGATACGCTGCTTGATCTCGCAAACTATGCCATCATGACTGTGTTGGAGATGGATACACCGGATGAGAGTCATGCGACTCTGTACGCTTATGACAAGCCTATCTATACTGTTGGGGAGGATAAGTAAGATGAAAGCTAAGAGAGTGCTTTGTATGCTTGCGGCGATCCTCCTCGTTGTCGCCATGATGCTGATGTTCCTGACTGGTTGTAACAGACAAGTCATCGACACGACATTCAGCTATGACAATGCTATCCTGGCGCTTCCCGATGGTTCAGTCATCAGCGGGAAAATCGAGAGCTGGAAAGACTATGATGACGGCGATCAGATTCAGGTAAAAATTGACGGAACTACATATCTGGTTCATTCCGTCAACATCGTACTGATAAAGGAGTAATGATTATGTGGAAGCGCGAACTGATCCGCAACAAGATCTATGCGGTATTGATGGTGCTGGCATCTTTGCCGGTTGTTATTTTGGAGAGGGATGGTACGGTCCTTCTCCTTTCTCTTTTCTTCGGAGTTCCGATGTTCTTCGCAAAAGAAAACTGGATCATGGGAGGACCCGTTCATGAAAGTAAAGAAAGCCGGAAAAAGAGTGTTCGGAGCCGTAATGTCCGCTGCCGAGAAAAAGGCTATGGACATGGAGATACAGCGACAGCTCGCAGAGTACGATCGAAAGCATATCCGAGAGATCGACGCTCTGGTTCTGTGGGAGCTGCGTGAACAGCTCGGCTTCGGCAACAAGAGGCTTAAAAAATTCTATGACAACTTCTCCCGCGGCATCGAGGCTTTGATCCGTCGTTATGAGATGGAACAGGGCGATGATGTCTGGCTCTGTACCTACAAGCTGAAAGAGATCGGCTGTGATCTTGAAAAATGGGAGAAAGAAAGAGGTGACCAATGAGCGACCGAAAAAACTCGGAGGGCTACTCAGATCCGACAGCCTACCAGGCCATGATGAACCTTGAAATCGAGGAGCTTCGCTTTAAGAAGTTGCTCAGGTCTATCAAGGATGTGTGTGACTTGGCGGACTTCGAGATCGAAGGTCGTGTCGTTCTGATCGACAAGCGGTCCGGACGAGTATGGAGGTAGAAAAATGTTTTCTTTTGATGAGTTCGAGGATATGTGTGAAAAATTAGCGGAGGCATGGCAACAGATCCTCATGCCATTCGAGAAACTTTCAGAAGTTCTTGAGGCAATCTACAATGATCCAGCACTCTGGCCCAAACGCAATGGCGTTACGCCGAAAAAGTACGGCCTGTCTCTTCAGAAAAAGCATTTGCACAAACCGTTCACACCATATCAGTATATTCCAATAACTCCGAAGAATCTCCCCTATATGAGGAGAACATTTTAGCAAAACTGCGTGAATTTGCCCCGGTTCTGTCTAATCTAAGATAGAATTCGGGGCTCTTTCATGCGCAAAAATCGTGGCCACTTTTATTTTGAAAAACGGGCTTCTGCCCACTTTCTTTCGGAAACTTGATATATTTGGGCGAGTTGAGAGACTTGTAGAGACGGTTCTGGCCAAAAAAAGTGGGTTTTTGCCCGGTTTTATTTGAAAAGTGGGCGGGCTGAAACCGTTGGCACACAAGGCTTTGCGGGCTTTCTGCCCACTTTCCCACTTTTTTCTTTAATTAGTGTGAAGAAAAAATGTAAAAAAATATATAAGTGGCGAGAAAAAGTGGGTTTTTGGCCAAAGCCTGATTTTCCTCAAAAACTCTGACTTTCTTTTCGTGTGCGAGTGTGATATACTAAGCTTGCGACACAATTAAATCTTCTTATCCGCTTCACTATGGGAGAATTACTTGGCAACAAGTGTTTCTCTCTTAACTCGTTATACCCATAGTGGTGGTAAGAGGATTGTGTCGCAACAATGAGAGATGCGCTTTTGCAGGGTGCGTCTCTTCGTTGGGGCGCACCTTTTTTATTTGCACTCTTACGAGGGGAGGACGGAGCGTGGCACGGCCTTACACTGAACAGCAAGTTCTCAAGAAACTGGATATTCCTGATTTCAGACATTTGACAAAAGAAAAAGTCATTGCTTTTGCGACGATGGTTCCGAAGATGAACCCCGAAGTTGCAAAGAAAGCTCTTGAGCAATTTCCGAACTTCGCTTCGACTTCACTTGATGTTTTGAAAGAGTACCGCAGCGTCATCCAGGAAGCGATGGAAGACGATCGAGAGAGTATGCGCAGTTGTTACGATATGTATAACCGCGTGATGGATTCTCTTGAAAAAATGCTGGACAACGACGACCTGATATTTGAGCAGAAGACTTATATTCTCGATCAGATGCAGGAAGTTGCCGCAGCGGTAGCGGATAAGGACTCTGAAAAATCGAGGAACCGTTTGAAGCTCATTGGGGTTATCGGCGTAGCTGCTGCCATTGTCGCAGCTTTGGCTTCGAGTCTTGGAGGTAACATCGCACTGAAAGAAAGCAACAACATTGATGATGACAACATAACGGATTTATGAGAAAGGACGGACAGTATGAGTAAAGGTAACGGAAAGCGTAGCACTGGCGGACTGATCCTCGATGTGATACTTACTTTCTGCACAGGAGGTCTGTGGCTGATTTGGATACTCATTCGGTATCTGCGAAATAATAGCTGACCCTCTGGATATTTTACCGAGACGCTTGAAAAGGTGTCTCGGCTTTTTTTATGCCCTTTTTGGCTTCCGCAGAAAAAACAGGG